TGACGCACAGATGGCATTCTGGAACGCACCAGTTAATAATCCACAACACGCAAAAGATGCAGTACGTACTGCATTTCAAATGTTAAAATCATTAGAGGAATTCAATGCAGAAATTAAGGCAGAAGGCGTACCAGCTTTTGGTATGGGTCTCGGTATCAATACTGATACTGTGGTTGTTGGCAATATGGGCAGCGATCAGCGTTTTGATTATACCTGTCTTGGTGACGGTGTTAATCTTGCTAGTCGCCTCGAAGGTCAATCCAAACCTTACGGAGTCAAAGTCATCATCGGACCAAAAACGGCTGAGTATGTGCGAGAAACATACCAAGTTGTTGAGCTCGATTTACTCGCAGTAAAAGGCAAAACAGAACCAGCACAAATTTTTACGGTGTTAGAAGATTTTGACGAATCAGATGAAAGAGTGCATAAACAATTTTTAACAGCCTATCGCAAAGGCGATTGGGACACAGCATACAAACTAGCTACAGACATGAGACACAGTTGGAAGGGTGAATTGACTCAGTATTACGAAGCAATGAGAACTCGTATACATGAGTTTAAAGCAAGTCCTCCCAAAAACTGGGATGGCATCTACAGAGCCACATCAAAATGATTAAACTAGAGAGTAACAGAGACAGTACAAAGTTTACTGTGTTAGACAACGATAAAGTGATAGTTTTTACTAGCAATTATACGCACGCATTGGAAGTATACGAGCGTGCAAAAGCCAATGACTTAGACTTTATAGAAAAGATGTTTGTTCCTTTTACGCCTCAGGGTCCCAAGATTTTAACGCAATAAAAGTTGTTCGATAGTGTCGAAAATCTTTTATTAATTGTCTTGCGTGAAACAATTCTAGCGGTATCTTATCGGTGTACTTTATTAATGGTAAGTAATAGCGACTGACTATTTTTTCAAGTCGTCTTATATCTATGCTTAGTGCATCTACAATTTTATTGCTATACTCGAGGTCTTGAATTAATCCTAATAACCAGGCATGATATTCGTTTTCAATACTATAAGATCTTGTTATTTCTCTAACTTCGTAGAATAACGCACGAACTGGATTTATGTTAGGACGATATTTAATTAGCACCGAAGGAAACTTAAAATCACTACTGTCAGTTTCAAGATGACTCATAGTACTAGCATAGTCGTTTCTTAACGCAACTTTTAAACTGTCTAAATTGTAATCTATCTTTTTTTCGTAATCTTTTATTAAGTTATCGGCAATTTTTTGATATTTTGGTGTAAGTTTGTTGTAGTAACCTTGCTTAATATCGTCAATAGAATACGCACCTTCTAATAGATCAAAAGGTATAGTTTTTGATTTTTTATATTTTTCTAACTCGTTTTGTATTCTTAACAAGACGAAATCTACAACGTCACTCATTACACTATTTATTCTTTATGGATTTTAAGAATAGTGTGTAGTTTCTCTGTTCCGCCGTTTTTGTTTAATGTTAGTCTTGCACCGTTGTGTAATGGTTGTGGCCAAACACCTATATTGACCCAAGCATATCCTGCACTTTCGGTGTTTAGTACAGGGCTGAATTCTTTTTCAACAACGTACACAAAACTATAATAATAGAATTTTTGATCTTTACTTTGGTAAACGTCTATAGGATTTAGTTTTGCAAGTTCAGGTACAAATCCAATTTCTTCTGTTAGCTCACGCTGAATACACTCGTAGACTGTTTCGCCCTTTTCAATAAGGCCGCCCCAAAACCCCCAAGTGTTTTTAAATCTTTTATCTGAGTTGCGTAGTTGCAATAAGCAACGACCAGTGTCTTTTGCTAAAAATACTACGCCAGCGGCTGTTGTCATTAAAGTACAAGTCTCCAGTATCCAGGATTGTATTCACCTTCGTAACTACTTATCCATGAACTACCGGTCCACTTGTATTGTTTTGATGTAAAGTCGTTAGTTACATATTGCGTTGATGTTATAGCCTGCGAATCAAATACCACAGACCAACTTGATCCGTCGTATTGAATAATGTCGTTTTCATTAGCATCTACACTCCATGTAGGATATCCAGAAGCAGAAATATTTTCAGTTATTAGATATCTTTGTCCTAGTGTAGCTGAAGCTAGGCCGTTTCCAGGACTACTTGCTGTAGGATCGATGATTTTAGTTACATCTACTAGGGTGTTAGCTGGCAATGTGTCAACATCGAGATTAAAAATTAAAGAAGTATCATCTAGTGGGTTAGCTGTTACAGAACCTACAATCATGTAATCATCGCTATCGCTATCATTACTGATGTTAAGTTTTAATAAACTTGTTGTTGTAAGCTGACCTTGCATCTCAATTATATCACTCCAGATTTTAGCTGTACCGCTTGAGTTTATCAATGTAGCTGTAGCACCATTAATAAGAACTCTGTAATCTCCTGGAGTCACAATGACTTCACTTGACTCAGGTAATGTACCAAAGAAGTCAGCATATGCTTGATCAAAACCTAATCCTGCAATATTATCTGTTTTGTGTATATCTGCAATAATCTGTTGAATAATTGTTTGACGTTTAACCTTAGCCGGAGGGCTTATCCAGATAGGTACACTAAACGTCATTGTAGCAATGTCTAATGTTTCATCAACACCAGCCGGAATACTACGACTGCTCCAGTTAATATCTGTTAATTCAATTTCAAATACGCTAGTCCAGTCTAATGGATTGCTGTTTGATTGTAATTGAATGCTAGGATTAAACAAAATAAAAAGTTGTTCTAGTAGTTGAAGTTTAGTATCAGTGTTAGTAGTCCAGATATCTACTTGAATAGTCATATTATACGGCACTGGCATGTAACGCTGTGTTGTATATAAATTACCTTGTTCACTGGTATAAGAATTATTAACAGTATCAAACTCGCGCTCTGCTACTTGTTGTGTATCTACTAAGAACGGTTCAGCAGTTCTATCTCTAGCTGGCTGAATGCTTTGAATACTTACAGCGATTTGTGGCGCACTATTAAGTGTATTTTCGCTATTGTTACGCATAATGTGCGCCACAAGTCTACTTGAATCGCCATAACGTGCAGGCACACGGTTATATTTCACACCATTACTAGTGTATTCTCTGACTTGAAAGTTTGAAAATACTCTGACAATTTGAATCAGATAACGCTTTATCTGTTCGTCATACCAGTAATCTAAGTTCTTGCCTGCCATTATGTTTTCCTTATGCTAACCAGCTAGCATACTTTTTAGTTTTTTCAGCACGGTCATCTAAGCCGTGTGTACCACCGTTGATACGCTTTGTTAGTTCTAGGATAGCGGCATCGTTGACGCCTTTATCACAAATAGCCCATAGCTTGTTTGTTTCAAAGAAGAACATGGCACTTTCAAATGCATATTTTGATGAAACAACATCTGGATTTGTTAGTACTTCTGGATCACCGATGTACTTTGAAAATGCAGTGTAGTTGTCCTTACCTGTTAACTGGATAGCGCCACGACCACGGAACTTATAACCATCGCCTGATGCTTCTGGACCATTGCCCATTCTGCCGCCATAAACTTTGTTAGCAATCATTTCTGGCTTACGCTCATACTTAGCGGCTGTCGCGGCATCTGGGAAATACTTCTTAAAGATACCTAGCAACCCTTGTGCGCCATAGTTTAGGTTTTCGTTGAATGTTTTAAATCCACCTGACTCGTGAGCGCACTGTGCAAAGAAGTGAGCTGCTCTAGCATCGCTTAACTTATAAAATGCTTGTGCAGCCTTTAATGTACCTGGTCCCCAAGCACCATCTGCTGTTGCGCCTACTTTTTCTTGTAAAATTTTAACTGACATGTGTGCTCCTTAGAGATCTTTCCAAGCGTTTGTTGGATCAAAGTCTGTTGTTGGTACATACTTTGTTGATGAACCATCTTTCTTAGCAATTAATTTTTGCTTACGATTACCACCTTCCTTCTTAATACTAGCATGTACCCAACCTGAGTTCTTGTCACCTTCTACATAAAATTCTAGGATGACTTGGTCAAACTCTAGGTTGTCAGCAACCCAGTCGGCAACTACTTTGTTTGAAATACCTTGAATTTCAAAATCAATTGCTTGACCGTTTACGTGTTGACTTGTTGTGCTACCGCCTACAGCCTTGTTAACAGCTGGACTGCGATAGCTTGAGTTAATTGTTACAGCCTTACCAAAGTGAGCGCGAACAGGCTCAAGAATTTTTTCACAGCAATAACGCATATTTTCAATGTGTTCTGCTGTTGGTGTATTTGGTAGACCTAGCTTTTTTGCTGTTGGTGATGCAGTCATTTCTTCTAATGAGAAATGCTCTGTTAATTTTGTTGCCATCTTGTTACTCCTTTAGTTGTCTGTCTTTGGCTTTACTACTTTGCTGAGATTGGTTTTTTCAGGACTAATCTCACCATCACTGTTAATTGTATAATTATCGTTGTTAACAAACGATGTAAGTAATCTATTAGCAGCGGCCCAGGTTCGGCGAGCGTCGTCGCTTACCCTAATCCATCTACTACCAGATTTAGTAAACAGTCTGTTAGGAGTAAAATCAGTTCGTAAGAAATAATCACCATCACTTACTCCAGTAGTTGGGAAACTTGAACCGCTTCCAACTATGCTTAGACCATTTGGCGGTTGACCGTCGCTTGCACCAAAATCAAAACCAATTGTTGGCTTATCTGGTACGCTAGGATCAAAGTATAAGTGTGTGTTATTTCTGTATTGCGGATCGTACGGAACGTCACGTTCTGCTTGTGCAAGAATAGCATCGTTAATAGCGATCTCGTTCTGGTACTTGCTGATAAGATTGCGTAAATCGCCTTCTTCTTCGCCAGTACCAAGTATATCTCTGTATTCTTGGCTGTCACTGATAGGCCCACATTTGACACGCCATAAGTGTGGCCACCAACGAGGATCATATCCTTCAGCTGGTCTAGCACCTTCTTGAACTACATAAAATCTGTTAATGGCACCCTCGGCACCTAATAAAATATCATCTCTTAAGTGAGGTAATTCTAATACGTCACCTGGCATTAGTTTGCGGCCCAATGCTTCAACCATGCTTTCAATATGGAAGGTTAAAAACACTGTATCATTCGCTAAGAATGCACCAAACTGGGTTAGGTCAAAGCCATCATTATCAAGTATGTTGTACTGCCCTCTTAGTTCGTAAATTGTTTTATCATATTTGCGATCTCTGTTTTCTAAGAACAGTAAGTCTTGTATAAACACTTGAGTGTCATTTCCGGCGCTGCTAGGGCGTGTAGGATCTCCGGTTTCAGGAGTTTCGTTAACGCCTAAATATTTGTGAATATGAACCCCAGTTCCACCAGCATGTAAATGCTCGCCCACAACTCTGTCAATGAATTTAAAATCATTGGTTTTAACGGGATTCCATAATGAAAGTCTTGGCATAATACTATTTATCAGAAGTATTCTAAATGAAATTTGATATACAATAAATATTACTATGAATAAAGCTGTTAGGGGCGCCCGCCCAATTAAAAATTTAGCCGTTAAAGAGCATTATAACAACCATGTTTATAGTGATATTTCCTTGCAAGAGTATGAGACTGTATGGAGAAATTGGCTTGAATACTCAGATACAAAAACAATAAAAGGTTTAGATGAATTTGGATTAGCTGATTATACACAAGGAACCAGCCAAACGTTTGATCATTTTATTTTAAAACATGCAACAAACAGACAAATTCTCTGTTTAAAAGGAGACTTTCAATACCATGCATGTTTAGGCAAACATGTTAATTTTACATATGTTGATAGCTATGAAAACCTTGTGAGCAAAATACAAGGTAAAGGTTTACACGCACTGTTAATCAGCGTACCTTTTAGTGATTATGGATGTATACACCCTGAGTTTTATGACATTTTAAACATATGCGCTATAAACGATATTCCTGTTTGTTTAGACTTAGCATACTGGGGGATATCTAAAAATATACATCTTGATGTAACATATCCAGCAATACAAGAAATAACGTGCAGTTTAAGCAAGCCTTTTTATGCTTTAGAGAATCACAGAGTAGGAATCAGGTTCACTAAAACTTATGTTGACGACGGGATAAGTATGTTAAACGAAGTAAATATGCAAAATAAACACAGCATGAGTTTAGGCGTGCATTTTATGAAAAGTTTTAGTCCAGACTGGAATTGGGAAACATACAAAAGTCAATACGAAGAAGTATGCGAACAACAAAACTTGGTGTACACTGATACAGTAATTTTTGGTTTAGGCGGACACGAATATAAACATTTTAACAGAGGTATTTTAGATAACAACAGAGTTTGTATCAGCGAATATCTTGGAGACATAAACACATGATCGTAAATTCACACAATGACTGGGATCCTCTAGAGGAAATTATCGTAGGCCATGCACATCACAGTCGCATCGCCACAGACATCAGCGCACATAGTTTTAGCTATGCTAATCATCCTGCTGAAAAAATTAAACATTTAGAAGGCACTTATCCTCAATGGGTAATTGATGAAGCTAATGAAGATGCAGATGGCCTAGCGGATACACTTACTAAGATGGGTGTAAAAGTACATCGCCCTAAAATTATTGATTGGGAAAATGTTAACTATGACATTGGTCAAGGCTGGAATACCAAAGGCTGGTATAGCTGGTGCCCACGCGATTTAATTTTACCGCTAGGTGATATGTTGATTGAAACACCTACACCAGTTCGTGCTAGATATTTTGAAACACGGTTATACGAAGATATCCTTTACGAAGCATTTGAAGATGGTGCATTGTGGTTGCAGGCACCTAAACCCAAACTACATGATAATATGTATCAGTTTGAGAATCTTAAAAAAGCAACACTAATGGATCATGAAATTTGTTTTGATGCCCCTAATATTGTTCGTGTTGGTCGAGACTTACTTTATCAAGTTAGCAACAGTGGTAACATGAAGGGCTTTAAGTGGCTTAAACGTTTCT